TAGACCTAAATGCTGCTCTCAAAGCTGGTATGACTACTGAGCAGTTGATGAGTACATTCAACTTAGGTATGCAAGACATTGATTACTTACGTGGTCAAGGCTACTACTTACCAGCAATGAAGACTGAGATTACAGATGTAATTAGTCAAGAGTTAAAGAATCCAGCTACAGCCTATGCCAACATTGTAGCTAAGATGGATGCTACAGGCACTAACCCAGCAGCAGTTGCAGCAGCAACTAACATTCCTGTTGAAGAGATACAGAATGCTTATAACCAGTTAAACCCTACTGGTTTGTTTGCTAATAACAATCCTAACTTTGGTGTTGTGGATGCTGGTACTCTTTATAACATAGCAGCTAATCCAACTGACTATCAGACCGCCATTCAAGAGATTCAGAAGTATCGTGGAGCTGATGAGGTAGGTCAGCAATCAGTGGTGGAGAGAGCCTTGGCTGCTGAGCTGGCAGCTAGACCGGGTTCTTCACTGACAGCACTTCAACAAGCAGGTTCAACTTACGGTGTGAGTGCTGCTGATATTGCAGCCGCTTACGCTAAACTTGGTTACGCATAAAGGAACAAATTAGATGGCTACAATTATTACAAAGAATAGCAGTACAGCCTCAGCAGCTCCTGCAGCGGGTGACTTAACAAAGGGTGAGTTAGCTGTTAACGTAACAGACAAGAAGCTGTACACCAAAGACAATAGTGCAGCCGTTGTTAAGATTGTAGGTTCACTTGGTAATCAAGAAGCTAACGCTGTAGCTGTCACAGGTGGTACTTCAGCTGGTGTTGCCATCACAGGTGGAACTATCAACAATACTCCTATCGGAGGAACTACTGCAGCTGCTGTGACTGGTACTACAGTGACTGCTACTACTGGCTTTGTAGGGGCTATCACAGGTGGTGTAACTGGTAACGTAACTGGTAACTTGACAGGTAATGTAACTGGCAATGTCACAGGTGCTTTGACTGGTAACGTAACAGCCTCTTCAGGCTCCTCATCATTCAACAATGTAACCATTAACGGTACATTGGACATGAACTCAGGTACTGCAGCTACCATTACAGGTCTGCCAACACCAACTAACTCAGGTGATGCAGCTCCTAAGTCCTATGTAGACACAGCTATTAGTAACCTTGTTGGTACAGCTCCATCTACATTGGATACTTTGGGTGAGATCTCAGATGCCTTAAATGATGATGCTAACATTGCAGCTACATTGACTACAGCTATTGCAGGTAAACTTGCTCTGGCTGGAGGTACAATGAGTGGTGCTATTGCAATGGGTACGTCTAAGATTACAGGTCTAGGTACTCCAACTGCAGGTAATGATGCAACCACTAAAACATACGTAGATACTGCAGATGCTTTGAATCTTCCTCTAGCGGGTGGAACCATGACAGGTAACATTGTCATGGGTGCTAACAAGGTAACATCTACAGCTACACCAACAACTAATGATGACCTGACTCGTAAGGCTTATGTTGATAGTATCTTAGGTAGTGCTACATCAGCAGCTACTTCAGCATCCAATGCAGCAACTTCAGAGACTAACGCAGCTAACTCAGCTACAGCAGCTTCAAATAGTGCCTCTGCAGCCAGCTCTTCAGCATCATCAGCTGCAGCGTCCTATGATAGCTTTGATGACAGATACTTAGGCCCTAAAGCATCAGCTCCTACCGTTGACAACGATGGTAACACACTGTTAACAGGTGCTTTGTATTGGAACACAACATCATCTAACTTGTTTGTATGGTCAGGTTCAGTTTGGACTAGCGCAGCCTTTACAGCTGGTAGCTTTGCTACTTTGACAGGTACTGAGACACTTACAAACAAAACAATCTCAGCAGCTGATAACACACTGACTGGTGTGGCTACTTTGACTGGTACACAGACGCTTACCAACAAGACTATTGAAGCGGGTACGTTCACCAACGGCTACACAGAAGAATCGTTTACTTCAACGCCTACGTCAACAATCACATTGGACTTGGCAAATGGTTCTGTGCAGATTATTACCCTTGGTGGCAACATCACATACACATTCCCAACGCCAGTAGCGGGTAAGTCTTTCATCTTGGTACACAAGCAAGATGGCACAGGCTCTCGGACAGTCACATGGCCTGCCTCGGTTAAGTGGCCTGCGGGGACTGCCCCAACTCTTACATCTACAGCTTCTAGGGCAGATAAGTTTGTCTTCACAGCTATTGATGGCTCAAGTTGGTTAGGTTCAGTTGCTGGTCAGAACTACACAGTCTAAGGATATAAATGTTTAGTTCAAACACAACTCAAGTCAGCGATGGTGGCTATCAAATCTCACGCAGTTTGCGCTTTAACAGGGCAGATTCTGCTTATTTAACAAGAACACCCGCAAGCGCGTCTAACCAAAAAACTTGGACATGGAGTGGATGGGTTAAGCGTGGCAAATTAAATGCCAACCAAGTATTTTTTAATGCTGGTAATAATGGTTTTGTTGTTCGCTTAAATGAAACGACTGATTATTTGGAAGTTTATAATTTTTCTGGCGGGTATCAATTACAAATCATAACTTCACAAGTATTTCGAGACCCATCTGCTTGGTATCACATTGTTATTGCTCTTGATACAACTCAAGCCACAGATACAAATAGAATTAAATTGTATGTAAATGGCGCACAAGTAACTTCATTTTATGGCACATCAACATACCCAAGCCAAAACGCTGATTTACTTGTCAACGGCACAAACGTTCATGCTTTAGGTCTTTTAAATACTATTGGTCAATATTTTGATGGCTACATGACCGAGGTAAACTTTGTTAATGCTCAAGCCCTAACCCCATCATCATTCGGTCAAACAAACGCGCAGACAGGTGTATGGGAGCCAATAGCCTTTTCGGGAACATACGGCACTAACGGCTTCTATCTGAACTTCTCAGACAACAGCAACACCACAGCCGCTACATTGGGTAAAGACTACTCAGGTAACGGCAACAACTGGACACCCAATAACTTCAGCGTGAGTGCGGGTGCGGGTAATGACTCTCTTGTTGACTCACCAACATCGTATGGAACTGATACTGGTGTGGGTGGGACTGTGCGGGGGAATTACTGCACTATGAATCCATTAAGCAATTCAGGAACGCTAACCAATGGCAACCTTGATTTTGTGGCAAATGCTAGCTCTACTTCTAAATCAATCTTTGCCACTCTTGGTGTTTCAAGCGGCAAATGGTATTGGGAAATGACTGTTACAACAACAGGAAACAGTTATTACCCCGGTCTTGGCATAGAAACTAATACTGCCGCTTCACCAGATGTTCAATCTGGAGACACCGCATCTGGCTATATGTATTTGGCTTCTGGACAAAAATATAATAACGGAACACTTGTTAGTGTGGCTGGCGGTTCATTTTCTAATGGTGATGTAATTGGTGTCGCCCTTGATATGGATGGCGGGACAATTGCTGTATACAAAAACAATACTTCTATTGGTCAACTATACAGTGGCATTACTGGAACAGCAAGACCCGTAGTTGTTGGTAGTGGTAGCACGGCAGGGACAATGAACTTTGGTCAACGCCCATTTGCCTACACAGCCCCAAGTGGCTTCAAAGCACTTTGCACACAGAACTTGCCAACGCCTACGATTGGGGCGACTACGGCTACGCAAGCGGGTAAGTACTTTAATCCTGTTTTGTACACGGGTACAGGGGCAACAAACAGCATTACGGGCGTGGGGTTTCAACCTGATTGGGTTTGGATTAAAGCCAGAAGTGCGGCTTATTCACATCGTCTTGCTGACTCAGTACGAGGCGCAGGAAAAGAATTATTTTCAAATGAAAGTGTTGCAGAAGCAACAAATAGCGCAAACGGCTATGTATCATCATTTAACTCTGATGGCTTTTCTTTAACTTCTGGCGTTGGCGTTAATGGAAGCGGTACTACATTTGTCGCATGGAATTGGAAAGCTAATGGTGCGGGTTCATCTAATACTTCAGGCTCTATCACTTCAACAGCAAGCGCAAGCACGACAAGTGGGTTTAGTGTTGTTACCTACACAGGCACAGGGGCTAATGCAACTGTGGGTCATGGCTTAGGTGTTGCCCCAAGTTTTATTATTGTAAAACGTAGAGATGATGGAAGCAGTTGGAATTGTTATCACATTTCCCTTGGTGCATCGCAATACATTCAAATAGATGGTACTGCGGGGGCTGCTACAAATACAGGCGTATGGAATAACACAGCACCTACATCAACTGTATTCTCCATTGGAACTGCTTTTGCGGGTGTAAATGCTTCAGGTTCAACTCATGTAGCCTATTGCTTTGCAGAAGTAGCAGGGTATAGCAAGTTTGGCTCTTACACAGGCAATGGTTCTGCTGATGGCCCATTTGTGTACACAGGTTTTAGACCTGCTTTTTTCTTGGTTAAAAAATCAGATTCTGGAAGCGAAAGCTGGGTTGTTGTTGATAATGTAAGAAACACAAGTAATGTGATGAACAATTTGTTACTTCCTAATACTTCTGGTGCTGAAGTTGCGGCAACTTATATTGATGCTTTATCCAATGGTTTTAAATGCCGTGAATCTTTTTCAAGCCTAAATGCTTCTGGTGGCACATATATTTACATGGCCTTTGCCCAAAATCCTTTTAAATATTCCCTTGCACGATAGGACTCAATATGTACGCACTCATTGAAAACAACGCAGTCACCCAAGTTGGTGAACTATCAATTCTTTTTCCAAACACATCAAACCCTACTCACGCATTTGCTATTGAGCAAGGTGCATTAGAAGTGGTTGAAGGTGAGCAAAAAGACCAACGCTTCTATTGGGTGACTTTTGACAGCTACCAAGTTGGCAATGGTGTGGTTACTCGCACTTATGTCAATACTCCAAAGGCTTTGGAGGATGTGACTGAGACACCAGAGGGTGCTACTGAGCCAACAACAACCAAGGGCTTGAAGTCACAATGGATTGCTCAGAACAAGGCATCTGCTAACAGCCAACTGGCATCTACTGATTGGATGGTCATTCGCAAGGCAGAACGTGATGTGGCTATTCCTAGCGATGTGGTTGCAGAACGTGCAAAAATTATTGCTGACTGTACGGCTAAAGAGGTGGCTATTACTGCTGCTACAACAATGGAAGAATTCATCAATGTTGTTGCTCCTGTGACTACAGGTGAGCCATGAAAGATGAAGTCACACATGAACACATCTATGATCGCCTACTGGCTGTAGAGTCCAAAGTAGACAACATAGAGAAGAACACAGAACACGTAATCAAAGCTTTTAACGCTGCGTCAGGTGCTTTCCTAGTACTTGAGTGGATCGCTAAAGCTGTGAAGCCTATTATTATTATAGGTGCTTTCTTCGGGGCTATTTGGTTAGCTATTGACAATCGTTTTAATGGAGTGAAATAACTATGGCATTGGCAACTCTTTTAAGTGGCGTAGCAGCCACAGGTGCTTCACAATCAATTCGTACAGATGGTGCAGTACCAGCTCACATACAGGTTTCAGGTATTACTATTGGTACAGTGGCTGTTCAAGGCTCTGTAGACGGTACAACATGGGCTACAGTGGCTACAGCTTTGACAGCTGATGGTATTGTAACACTTGCTTCTCCCACACCTTATATAAGAACTAACGTAACAGCTTTTACGTCAGGTTCTATTACAGTTAAAATCTTTTATTGATAGAGGAAACTATTATGAATATGCCTACACGTGGTCAGAGAACAGCTAAGAACAAGATGAAGAAGGTTATGGGTGAGTACAAAGAAGGTACTCTACACTCTGGTAAAGGCGGTAAGGTTGTAAAGAGCCGTGACCAAGCAGTTGCTATTGCTATGAGCGAAGCAAATAAAGCTAAAAAGAAGTCTAAAAAGTATTGACATTTACTTAAAAGTGTGTTACTATAGTACTATAAAGATATAAGGAATATAATGGCTACGACATATTTACAGTTGGTTAACAACGTACTTATACGGTTAAGAGAAACTGAAGTATCGTCAGTAAGTGATACTCCTTATAGTTCTTTGATTGGTGTGTTCGTTAACGATGCTAAGAGAGAGATTGAAGATGCCCATGAGTGGAACTGTCTAACTACTACCATTGTTATTCCAACAGTTGCAGGTACTCGTAACTATACCTTGGCAGGTTCAGGTCAACGCTTCCGTACACAGGATGTCTTAAATGACACTCAAGATGTACCTATGAGACAAGTACCTACTAACTGGATGAATAGACAGTACTTCTTAGGAACTATACAAGATGCAGCTCCTGATAAGTACAACTATAGTGGTATTGATGGTGATGACACTCAGGTGGATATATGGCCCCGTCCTGATGGTGTCTATTCCTTGAGGTTTGAATTAGTTATTCCTCAGGCTGACCTCAGTGCTAATGCTGATACTTTAAAGGTTCCTCCTCACCTAGTACAGATGCTGGCATACGCTAAAGCTGTTGGTGAACGTGGTGAAGATGGTGGTACATCCTTCAGTGAGATATATCAACAGTATCGCTTAGCTTTGGCAGATGCTATTGCCATCGAGAAGAATCGTTACGATGATGAGACTACTTGGGTTGGTGTCTAATGGTTGCTAAGCTTTTAACCACTACAGTATCAGCTCCCGGCTTCATGGGACTGAATACTCAAGACTCGTCAGTCTCTCTAGAGGCTGGCTATGCTACCGTGGCTAATAACTGTGTCATTGATAAGTTTGGTCGTATTGGTGCTCGTAAGGGATGGACTCTATCTCATGCCTTTAACGATGACTTAAGTACTGCTGACATTAAAGCCATTGGTGAGTTAATTGACAATGCTGGTAACTCATACATCATTGCAGCTGGTAACAATAAACTATTCAAGCTTGTAGGTTCTACTCTTACATTATTGACATACGGAGGTGGTGGTACAGCTCCTACCATTACAGACAGCAACTGGCAGATGGCTCCCTTAAATGGTGTGTTATACCTATATCAAGCTGGACATAACCCACTGGTGTTTGACCCTGCTGTCAGTACAACTACTTTTAGACGTGTCTCTGAGAAGAGTGGTTATGTAGCAACTGTACAGAATAACAACTGTGTAATCAGTGCTTATGGTCGTACATGGAGTGCTAACAATGCAACCTCTAAGAGTACTGTACAGTTCTCAGACTTACTATCTGGTCATGTCTTGAGTACTGGTACAGCTGGTACTTTAGATGTAGCTCAGGTGTGGCCTAGTGGTGCAGATGAGATTGTAGCCTTAGCAGCTCACAATAACTTCTTAATTATCTTTGGTCGTAGACAGATATTGGTATATTCTAATGCTACTGACCCTAACAATATAACACTATCAGATGCTATTACAGGTATGGGCTGTGTAGCTAGAGACTCAGTAGTAGCCACTGGTAGTGATGTTATCTTCTTGTCTGACTCAGGTGTACGTTCACTGATGCGTACCATTCAAGAGAAGTCAGCACCTATGCGAGACATCAGTGCCAATGTACGTGATGACTTAGTACTTGAGATTAGTCTAGAGACTGCAGCTGACATTAAAGCTGTGTACTCAGATAAGGAAGCTTTCTATCTGTTGTCTTTACCAACTCGTCAGTTAGTGTACTGCTTTGACATGAGAGCACCACTACCTAATGGAGCTAACAGGGTTACAACATGGGATGGCTTAGTTCCCACAGCATTTAAGTATACTCGTAACAGAGACTTATTAGTGGGTGAGACTAGCTACATTGGTAAGTACGATGGCTACAAAGACAATGCTAACTCATACTTGATGAGATACTTTACTAACTTCTTTGACTTCCAGTCACCTACTGTGATTAAGATTATGAAGAAGGTAGGCGTAACAGTTATTGGTGGTCAGGGTTATCCAGTCACTTTAAAGTTTGGCTTTGATTACAGTGACATCTTGAACACACGCCAGTTTGATTTAGCCAATGCAGCCATTGCTGAATACAATATAGCTGAATACAACATTGGTGAGTATGGTGGTTCAGCCTTTGACAATAAAATTATTAACATTGGTGGTTCAGGCAAGGTTATTCAGCTGGGCTTTGAAACTACAGTGTTTAATAAGTCAATATCCATTCAGAAACTTGATGTCTACGTTAAGACAGGGAAGACACGATAATGAGTAACTATACTAAAGCAACTAACTTTGCAATTAAGGATAGCCTGAACACAGGTAATCCAAGCAAGATCATTAAAGGTACTGAGATTAACACTGAGTTTGATAACATTGCATCAGCAGTGACTTCTAAAACAGATGCTAACAACGGTGCTCTTACTGGAACAACCACTGCAGTGAATCTTACTGTCTCTGGTACTTTAACAGCAACTGTGGACGGAGGCACGTACTAACATGGCAGATCCTATTGATTGGACAAGTTTACTTGGAACCCTTGGCTCTAGTGCTGTAGGTGCTGTAGGCTCTAACTACGCAGCTAACCAAGCAGCTAATGCAGCTACTCAGTCAGCACAACAAGCTGCACAGATGGCTCAATTCAGACCTGTAGGAGTTACTACTAGGTTTGGTAAGTCAGGCTTTAACTATGACCCTACAACTGGTCAACTCATTGGTGCTGGCTACCAAGTAGCTCCTGATGTAGCTGGCTTACGTGAGGGTCTGCTAGGGATGGCTAGTACTGGCTTAGGTCAGGCTCAGCAGATTCAAGGTATTCAACCTAACATCAATGAGCAAGCTCGTGGTCTGTTTAACTTAGGTGCTCAGTATGTAGCTCAGACACCTCAAGCTGCAGCTCAGCAGTACATGACTCAACAGCAGCAACTGTTGGCTCCCGGTCGTGAACAACAACTGGCTCAAACTGTTAATCAGCAACAACAGCAAGGTCGTTTAGGTCTAGCTACAGGTGCAACTACAGCTGGTTACACTCAAGGTGGTCAAGGTCTAATGGCTTCTAATCCTCAACTGGCTGCTTTGTACAATGCTCGTTCAGCTCAAGATGCTCAACTGGCAGCTCAAGCTCAGCAGATGGGTCAACAACAAGCTACCTTCGGTCAGAATCTAATGACTGGTGGTCTGAACTTGTCAGGTCAAGGCTTTAACTTGCAGAATCAAGCTCTTACACCTTACACTAACTATCTGTCTGGTGCTACCAACATTGAGAATCAAGCTGCTAATGCTCTGACATACGGTCAAGGCTTAGGTTCAGCAGGAGCAGCACAGGCTCAGGCTGCAGCGAACCAATATGCAGCAGGACAGACAACTGCTAACACAGCTCAACGTGCAGCTTTGCAAGGTACTGTAGCTGGATTAACAGATCCTATCAGTCAGTTAATTAAAGGACTAGCTAACCCAGCTTCAGGGGCTGGCTACCAACAAGCTGTTAACTATGCTGCAACATCGCCTACAGGCTGGTTAGACTTCTAAGGAATAAACAATGGCAAAACAATCAATTCAAGGTTTGTTTGGAGGCATGGGTTCTCCTGAGGAAATGCAGCGTCAACTGATAGAGCAGAAGGCTGCACAGTTTGCTGAGATGGGTCAAAACCAGCAGCTTAGCTCAATGGCTTACAAAGGTGGTGCTAACTTAGGACAAGGTTTAGCTGGAGCTTTTGGAGTAGACATTCAAGATCCTACTATCCAACGTGCTACCCGTCTGCGTCAACTTGCAAGTCAGTACAATACCAATACAGCTAAAGGTCTTCGTGACATGGCGGCTGCATTGCAGTCTACAGATCCTGAGTCAGCTTTCCAGTTAACTCAACGTGCTCAAGCTATGGACATGGAAGAGGCTAAGTTAGGTTCTGAACAAGCACTTAAAACACAGCGTGAGCGTGAAAGAGCAGCTGCAGATCCTTTCCAGAAGCTGCTAGAGACAGGTAAGTATACTCCTGAAAGTCTTGCTTTATTTCAAGTGTCAGGTAAACCAGTAGACTTAAAACTTGTTGAGAAAGCTGAACCTAAACAAGCTACTTCTGAGTTTGAAAGATTAGTTGATAGTCTTCCAATTTCAGATGAAAAGAAACAATCAATGAAAGCTCAAAGAGCTACTTCTATGATGTCTGCGGATAGTTCAGGTCTTAAAGCTATTTCAGCTGAGTTGGCTCAAGCAAGATTAGATGCTTTAAAACAAGAAACAAAGCAAAAAGAAGATAAAGCTTCTGATGAAAAGAGAATGGCTATTAGTAAGCTAAGCGATGTTGAAACTGCTGTTGATACTTCTTTGGCAACAGCTGAACGAGCACTAAAACTTGCTCCGGGAACAATGCTTCAAGCTACTAATCAAGCTTTGTTTAATAACATTCCATTCTCAGATGCTAAGTCAATGAAGAATCTAGTAGGTTCTTTGAACAGTGAGAAAGCTTTGCAGACACTTGAGCAATTAAAGTCACAAAGTAGGACAGGTGCTACAGGTTTTGGAGCTTTAACAGCACCTGAACTTCAACTTATTATTGATAAGACACGTAGCTTAGACCCTACTGACAAGATGTTTAAGGAAAACTTAGCTGTTGTTGTGGACGGTTGGAGGAAAATTAGAAGCTCCTCAATGGAAAGTCGTATCAATCTTCAAGGTAAGGGAGAGAAACTTTCTACACTCAAGTCAAAGGTAGCAGCTGTTAAAGCTAAGGGATCAATGACAGCACAAGAGAAAGCTGAAATTGACGCTTTGAAAGCAGAACTAGGAGTTAATTAATGGCTAATGAATTTGACATTTCTGGTATTCCAGTAGACGGTCAGCCGCAAGTAGCACCAAAGCCAATGGAAGACCCCGGTACTTCTGTTCTAAGTCCTAACTATCGTCCTCGTAGTGCTTTTGGTGGTCAGCAAATTGGAGGAGCCATTGTAGGTATTCCCAGCACAGTGCTTGGCCCCGTAGGTTCTGCTGCAGGTTCTTTTGTTGGAGGTGCTGCAGGTGAGGCTGTTGAACAAATAGCTAGAGACGAGCCTTTCTCATTAAAACGAGTGGGTATGGCTGGTCTTGAGGAGGCTGCTTGGGATGCTGGAGGAAACCTTGTCTTAAAAGGCTTAGGTAAAACACTACGCTTTGGTGGCGATATATTAGGCTTTTCTAAGAAGGATATTCCAGATCCTAATAAAGCAGCTCAGACATTCTTGGAGAAACATGGATCTTCATTACCAGCATCAGCCCGTACAGGAAGTAATTTTGATGCAACTTTAGAGGGTCTTGTAAATACTCCAGCTACCGCTGATCTGTTTAAGAACAAGCAACAAGAAATTGCAAATGCACTACAGGCAGGTCAAAAGGATGTATTAAAGAAGTTTGCAGCTTCACCTGAGTTTGAACAAGCACTTCGTAATAATTCCTCAGCTCAAATAGCTTCTGGACAAGTTTTTCAAAACTTCATTAAAGACGGTGAAAAAGCTTTAAGTGATTCTGTAGATCCTATTTATACACGTATCTTTTCTTCAGCTCCTAAGAGTAACTTAATTGAGACAACTACTGGAGGAGCTCCCCAAGTAAATATGTTCTCAATTAAGAATTGGGCTAATTCAGAACTTAAAGATCCTCAAGCATTGACAGCAGGTCAACGTTCAATATTAAATGAAATGAAAGCTCTTCCACCAACTGTGGACTTCTTTACACTTCATAAGATGCGCTCACGTTGGTTAGCTGAGAATCGTGACAAGTATGCTTCTATGGGTTCTGAGAAAGATTCTAGAGCCTCTGGTACTATTTCAGGTGTTATTAAACAGTTTGATGATGCTTTGGACTTTTCAGCTGGAAGAACACTTCCTCCTGAGTTACTTAAAGAATATCGTACAGTAACTGAATCATATCGAAAAAGTATTCAAAGTTTTCAATCAGATACTATAAATGCAGCAATGATTAAACGTCCAGAAGAGGTAGGTTCTTACCTTTTTGCTAATGGTAATGAAACAACCATTAAAGATGTTTATAAAGCACTGGCTACAGCAGGTAATTTAAATAAGAAGTCTTCTGCAGAAATTATGAATGCTTTGCGTGTAGGATACTTAGATGCCTTGACAGGCACACCTGAGAATATGCTTAAGTTCTCTAAGGATCTAGAGCAAAATAAAGCAATGCAAAATACTTTCAATGTTCTTTTTGGAGGAACACCTCAAAAGGAAGCTATTGAGGCTATGAACAATGCAGCTAAGTTAGGACTTATTGCACCCTCTAGAGAAGCAGGATTTAATATGGCTACCGCAGGAGCTATGAAAAGTCTTGCCGGAGCAGCTGCATTATACGGTTCAGGTTATATTATTCTTTTAAACCCTGAGCAACAACAACAAGCTAAGGACAACTTACCCGGTGTTCTTGTCACAGCTGGTGGACTTTTGTTATCTCAACGTAACTTAGCTAAACTGTTGCTTGATCCTAAGGGTGCTAAATCATTGAAGTTTGTAGCTACTGCTAAGGATAAACTTTCTAGTCCTACGGCATTCACTAAGTTGGTAATTGAACCAATGAATAATATCTTAAATACTCCTGTGTCGTTTGAACAGAATCCTTTTCAAATTAAAAGTGAGTACGATATTTCAAACTTACCTATTAAGTAACCCCTATGAAGAGGCTAACTCTAGCCCTTCTCATCATCTTTACGAGTTTTATAGCTACGGCTGGCTTCGACCCTAATGCAGATAGATGTGTTAAGTGGACATGGAGGTGGGCTGCTGACTATAAGACTCGTATTGTCGTATGTCTAGAATGGAAGAAAGCAGACAAGAAATGATTGATCCTCTAACAGCTCTAGCAGGTATACAGTCAGCAATTAGCATGGTCAAGAAGGCAGCAGGTGTTGCCAATGACTTAGGCTCTCTTGCACCTATGATTGCTAAGATGTTTGATGCTAAGAGCGTAGCTACAAAGGCTATGCTTCAGGCTAAACAATCTGGTAAAGGTTCCAACATGGGGACTGCATTACAAATTGAGATGGCACTAGAGCAAGCCAGAGCCTTTGAAGAAGAACTTAAGATGCTCTTCATGCAGACAGGCAAGATTGATGTCTGGAACAAGATTAAAGCTAGGCAAGCTGAGATGGACTTAGCTGATGCTAAGGAGCTAAGTGCTTTGAAGAAGGCTGAGAAAGCAGCTAAGGAGAAAGAACAAGAGATGAATGAGATAGCCATGATTATTGGTGGTGTTTTCTTTGTACTCTTCTTAGTCTTTGTTGGTGTCAACGAGTTAGTTAACTTCTGTGCAACTACTCAAAGGTGTGGCAGGTGAATGAATACCAGAAGACATTTGACCTATGCCTAAAGATATTTGTCTATGGACTTGTAGCTCTGTACTTCTTAGGCTTCCTTAAGTTTCTCCCTGATGATCTTTCTGACAAGATTGTTTCTTTATTATTATCTAAGATAGGACTTTAATGTTATCACTATTCTCGACCCTTGGTGGTCTACTAATCTCAGGTCTACCTAAACTATTAGACTTCTTTCAGAACAAAAACGATCAGAAGCATGAGTTAGCATTAGCGCAGATTCAAGTTGAGATGCAGCTTCAGATGATGGCTCAAGGGTTTGCAGCTCAAGAGCGTATGGAAGAGATACGTACAGATCAGATTGCAATGCAGACTGATGCTGAGATGACTGTAGCAGCTTACGACCATGACAAGAAGATTATGGACAAGTCTAGTCGTTGGGTGGTTAACTTTGTAGGTACTGTACGTCCTATCGTTACTTATATCTTTGTATTGGAGCTATGTGCTATCAATGCTTGGATTGCTTACTATGTCTACTCAAACCCTCACTTAGTTTTAAACATGAGTGACTTGATAGCTTTGTCTGACATTATCTTTAGTTCAGATGAGATGGCTATGCTGGGCGGTATCATAGGTTTCTGGTTCGGTTCACGTAGTTGGGCTAAGAAATGAAGTTAAGCAATACTGGAGCTAATTTGATGCACCAGTATGAAGGATGCAGGAATAAGCCTTACCTGTGTCCTGCTCATATCTGGACTATTGGTTACGGTCATGTACTCTATCAGGAACAGATACGCTTACCAATGGTAGCTAAGGAGGGACAATCTACGATGATTCGTAAGGAGTTCCCATTGAAACAGGAGGATAACCGTGTATGGTCTAAAGAAGAGATCGAAAAACTATTCGCAGATGATGTCAACCTTTTTGAACGTGGTGTTCTACGACTTGCTCCTACTTTATCTGGTCATCAAGGGGCTTTCGATGCGTGCGTCAGCTTTGCCTTCAATGCCGGACTGGGCAATTTTCAGCGTTCTACTATTCGGATGAAGATCAATAGAGGTGAATGGAAGGATGCTGCTGAAGCTTTCATGCAGTGGACTAAGGGAGGCGGTAGAGAACTCCCCGGTCTAGTTAAACGAAGGAAAGCTGAAGTAATATTATTCCTAACTAGCTTTAAAGATACAGAAGAAGAATAAGTATACAAATGTAAAGTTTAAGTTTACAATTACAAAAAAGAAGCCCCAAAGGATCACTCCTAAGGGGCTTTTTAGTGGATTATCCTTGTATATCTGTCACTTCAATGCTGATTAATCAAGGATAAATGCTAGGGTTATAAATCCTATGTGTAAGTAGATGACTTGGTTAGCTTCCTCTGACATCTTATCATTCTCATCCATGATATAAAGTTCATCAGCTTCTATGCCAAAGACTAAACCAGTCTTGAACTCAAAGTCAAGTATCATATCTCACACGCACCAGCTGTGCAAGCTAAGGTCTGAGCACCTTCTACGTTGTCAGTACCTTCAACCAGTTTGTCCCAATCAATACCAGCTGGCATAGCAGCAACCATTGCATGATACTCTTCTTCGGTCATGGCCTCATAAGGAGCTTGTCGGTATGTTCCACCATCCATCGGTAAGAAGCTTACACCTGTAATCTCATCAAAGTTATTCCATACCCATGCTCCAACTTCAGGCCACTCAGTCTCAGTCACTGAAATAGTCACTGAAGGCTTATGCTCACAGTAGTGACGCTGGAACAAGAGCCACAAGCGCAGGTGCTTGATAGCATTCAAGTCTTCACGCAGTACAGCACCTTCTTCAACTCGCATGGGGAAGCTAAAGATAGTTGTGCTATCAGGCTTCATCACACAAGCTTCAGACGGGAACCCTTGAGATTGCAAGAATGCAGTCAGAGGGTCTTTGTTATCAGATCGTACACGACGAATAAAGTACTGACTGTGCTGAGGATGGATGCCAGAAGCAGTGCCCGTAAGCTGCGAGACTGTGCCTTCAGGCTTAATTGCAGTGATGGCAGCACTACGATTAATCCCAATAGCGTCAGCCAACTGAGCGTTAGTATCAATAGCCACATTCTTAAGTCCTTCCAAAATAGCTGGTAGTTCAGCGTTATCAGGGTCATTGAGTAAAGCATTGTCCAAGATACCAGTCATAGACACACCCAGCAAACGCTCATCTTCAGTGTTTGTCTGCCACACCTTACGCAGGTACGGGAAGTTAGTCATCGTCGATTGAAAAGTCCCCAGAATAGTAGCCAAGCGCACTTTATTCCGTAGAGTATCCACACTATCATCGCTCCGAACAATAACAGAAGACAGATTACAGAATTGATAAGGTCTAAGGATAATCTCACTGCAAGGGTTTGTACCCCACTCTTTACCCAATTCCCTACGTCCACTCTTAGCTGCTTGAAGTTCACTTGCATAACGGTTAAAGATCCC